GGCCGAAGCCTTAATACTCAACCCGGATCTTCTAGCGGTACAGCTACAGTATCAGGTGTAGGTCAATCCTCGGCTATTGCTGATGGATCTTCCTCCGGTGTAGCCACAGTCTCTGGAATAGGGCAGGCAGCTCTAACAGGTGTTGGCTCTTCTTCTGGAACAGGCACAGTAACTGGAGTAGGGGAATCCCTATTCACAGGAGTAGGCTCTTCTAGTGGCACAGGAACAGTCCTAGGAGCCTCTCAGAGCCTCTCAGAAGGCGTAGGAGCTTCTTCGGGGGTTGGGACAGCCTCGGGTATAGGCCAATCCCTTGCGGAGGCTACAGGAGCTTCTAGTGGCTCCTCAGACGTACAGGGATATAGTTCCTCAGATGTCTCTGTGGGATCTGCTTTAGGAACTTCAACAGTCTCTGGTGTGGGCCAAAGTCTTTATACTGGAGTTGGTTCAGCTTCAGGTACTTCAGATGCGGATGCTGAGGGCATAGCGGCTGTAGTTGTGACCGCTGTTGGTAATGCTGCTGGTACATCTTCTGCTAACGCTGAGCCATACACGCCATCGAGAGGGAGTGGTAGATCTAACGGTAAAAGGAAGAAAAGAGAAGAAGAGGTTCCAGACTATCTTCAAAGAATCATGGAGCCTGTACCTGAGCCTACAGTAAGGCCGGTAGAGAAGAAGAGAGCTCTTGTTGAAAAGATTATTCCTTTTCAAACACCACTACCAGAGCCAAAACTTCCTGAGCCTGTTAAACCTGTAGACTCCATCTCAGTTTTAATGAAGGAAATAAAGTTACAAAATGAAAAGATTGAAGCTCTTACTAAACTCGTTGAGGCAAAAGATCAAGAAATTGAGAGATTGTTTGAACAGTTAAAAGAAGATATGTATGAAGAAGTTGTATCACTTGTTGTAACATTACATTAGGGAGAATCGAATGACCCCAGAAGAAAACAAAGCTTTTCAAAACTTATTTGAATTGTTTGAACACCCCGGTTGGAAAGTATTTGAAAATGAAGTAGCTGTTGTACAAAACAATTTCAGATACTCAATGGCGGAGTTAGATGACAACAATAAGTTTAGAGAGACTAAAGGATACATTAATGGTTTGAATTATATACTCTCGTTTCCTGAGATCGTTAGATCCCAATATGAAATGAAATCAACGGAGGATGAAGATGAGAGTATTTGATTTCCTCTGCCCTAAATGTAACAGGGTAGAAGAAAAGTTCGTAGAGTCTTGGGACTCTGAGGGAATTTGCAGAATCTGTGAAGGCCCTGAGATTAAACTCATAAGCTCTCTGAACTTTAAGTTAGATGGGACTGATCCAGCGTACCCGACTGAATGGGATCGTTGGGCAAGAATCCATGAGCAAGAGGCAAAACGCGAAGCGTCCTCTTAATTTTTCCTTAAACCTTAAATAGGCAGGAGGCAGTATGGCAGAGCAGTTAGAAGAACAGTTTGCATCTCTGGATGATTTGGAGAAAGAGTTTCAAGAATCACAGAAACAGGCTAAAGAACCAGAAAAAGGTGCAGCTACTAGTCAGTTCGTTGTTCCTGAGAAATTCAAAGATAAGTCCATTGAGGATGTCATCAAGAGTTATACCGATCTTGAACGTGAATACGGTAGACGCTCTAATGAAATCGGTGAACTTAGGAAGGGGATTGATAGTCTTCTCGAACTAAAACTCGAAGAGAAAGAAAAGTCGGTAAAGGCTCCACCGAAGGAGATCTCTGCCGCAGAAGTATTCGATAATCCCAGGCATGCAATTGAGCAGGTTATTCAGGATAATCCCGAACTCAGGGAGATCAAGAACGAACTGCGACTTGAAAAGCTTCGTGCAAAGCAGAGGGAGTTTGAAACGAATCACTCAGACTGGAAGGATATTATGTCATCGACAGACTTCCAAGAGTGGGTTCAATCCTCTCCTACTCGTACACGAATGTTCGTAGAGGCTGATCGTAATTACGACTATGATATAGGCGGTGAGTTGCTCACCTTGTTCAAAGAAGTGAAAGCGGTCAATACTAAACGCAAGGAGCAGGAGGCTCAAGAAAAAACAGAGGCTGAACTTCAAGGTTCTACCACTATCGGTAGGTCTGGTGTAAAAGCTCCTGTTAAGGTCTATAATCGTGAAGATCTGATTGAGTTGCGTCGGCATAATCCTGCTAAGTATGATCAAATGTATCCTGAGATTTATCGTGCCTATCAAGAAGGTCGTGTAAAATCACGAAATCAATAATACGTTAAGGAGAAATTAAAATGGCACTTGGTACAAATCATCTAGCTAATAGCTCGTCCTCTATTCAGGAATTCATTAAGTAAGGTGAAGTAAATCTCTCTAAATAACGTGAAGCCTTTTCGGTAACACGAAGGAATCTAGTAACCCACACATACATAAGGGGATTACAATGGTGAGTGTAAAGGTAAATGAAAGCTTAGTGAAATACTTAGCTGGATTGTTAGACGCTGACGGGTCGCTTTCTTTCAAGTTCAACCCCATTAATGGAGGATACAGGGTGGGGTTAGAAATGAATTTAACTGCGGCAGAGTCTGTTGACAGAGACGGTAAGTTTGTAAAATCTCTACCAAATATTACTGGATTTGGATCAGTGACTACTAGACAAAGGGAAAACTGGTCTCCTGTAAATGAGTGGAGGATTTATTCTGCCAGAGACTTTAACATGCTTCTTCCAAGAGTAGTAAAGCACATGGTTATAAAGGGAAAGCACTGGGAAAACCTTTATAAATATTACTCGTCTTTAAAGGGAGAAGTTTTGTCAGAGATGGATGTAGTCCGGTTAAAAGAAATTTCAAAAAATTCACGAAAGTTTTCGGGCCCGATTAAACCTAAGAATCATCCTACGTGGGCATGGATAGCTGGTTATATTGATGGAGACGGGAGTCTGTCGTTCAAAGACCACCCATCTGGTCATGGAAAAAAGTTACAAGTTTCTGTAATTAGCCACAAAGATGATTCTATTGGATTAAGTTTGTTATATAAAGCTTTTGGCGGATATTTATATAATAGGGGCCATGATAATTGCTCAGAATGGAAGCATAATTTAGGGGTTAGAGACAAGTCTTTTGCTATAAAGTTTCTCACTAAACTTGTTAATCATTCAAAATTAAAGCGGTATAAAATTGAGCAAATGCTTCATTACCTACACTCTTATGAACCTGCAACGACTAACTGAGAGAAACTCTACGGGGTAAGTTATAGTCTAATGGGATTTATTCCTATAGCCCTGAACTTTGGAGCGATGACACTATCGCTGCTTACAAAGCTAACCTTGTTGTTGGTAATCTTGTAAGTAAAATTAATCATGTTGGTAAGCGCGGTGATAAATACTTGTCACCTAATTCTCTCTAAATAACTGGAAAGTTTCTACTAACCAGATGGAAGGCAAAATTGCCACCAGCAACGACTAACTGAGAGAAACCCTACGGGGTAAGTTATAGTCTAATTAGTATAGTTACTAATTGACGATCCATATTCCGGTTCCGTCCCGTGGTTCTGCCAACGCTAAGGTTGTGGGCTCACAGGTCACTCTTAACCAGAACAACTCGTCAGAAGTTCAGGTTGTGATTGACAAGTGGTTTGAACACTCGATTGTCATCGAAGACATCATCGCTGTTCAGTCACTTCCGAGCCTTCGTAGGTTCCACACTGACGATGCTGGTTATGCTCTGGCTACCCGTATTGACCGTGACCTGTTCCTGCTTGTTGCAGGCTTGCAGGGTGGTTCTATTGCGGGTGCTACTAACCTGTTTGAAACCGCTGTAATTGGTTCTGACGGCTCCACTGCGTTCTCCGGTGCTTCGGGTGGTAATGGTACTGCCATCACGGATGCTGGTCTTCGTAAGACCCTCCAGACCCTTGACGACGCGGATGTCCCGTTTACGGGCCGTTGCCTCGTAATTCCTCCGGTGATGAAGAATGTCCTTATGGGCCTTTCTCGCTTCACTGAGCAGGCGTTCGTGGGTGAGGCTGGTATGTCGAATACCATCCGTAACGGTAAACTGGGTGATGTCTATGGTGTAGAGATCTACGTGTCTACGGCTTGCCCGTGGATTCACTGTAACTCTGTCACCAGCACGCAGTCGGTTACCTTCTCGTCTACAGCTCCTACGGGTGCCAGCTACGCGGATGAGTTTGGCCTGACTGTTGACTGGTCTACCTCTACTCCTTCCGACACTAAGTATCGTGTTGCAGCTCTTCTGCACAAGGATGCTCTGGTGTTCGCGGAGCAGCAAGGTGTCCGTTCTCAGGCTCAGTACAAGCAGGAATATCTCGGCACTCTGTACACCGCTGATACCATCTACGGTGTTAAGGAGCTTCGTGATAACGCGGGTATCGGCATCGTTGTTCCTGCCTAATAGGAGGAATTAACAATGGCTAATACTCTAACGCTGGAAAGTTCCACTCCCGGACAACGACAGTTTCAAGGGAGTTTTAACGAAGTCTGGAAGATTAGGGCAACCATCGACGATCAGGACGCCGTATCTGCTAATGATACAGCCCGGTTCAGTATCACTGTTCCGGATCTGGCAGTGGGAGATATGGTAATTGGTTATAGTGTGACCAATGACCTGAGTGATGGCACTGACCAAGCTAACTTCCTGCCGTATGTATCTGCTGCCAATACTTTGGTAGTGGATGTTACGGCTGACGTTGGTGCGTATGCGGCTGACGATCTTAACGGATCGGTGGTTCGTGTACTGGTTGGTCGTCCTAACTGGTAATACAACTGGGATGGGCTGCTCAATGGTGGGCAGCCCTGACCTTCAGGAGAAACAATGGCTACCTTTGTACAAGCCGTAAATAAAGTTCTACAACGACTACGAGAGTCTACTGTCACTGATTATAATGACACAGACTACTCTACCCTAATTTCGATATTTGTCAATGATGCCAAGAGAGAGGTCGAGGACTCATGGGACTGGACTGCTCTTCGGACAACTATCACTGTTACAACTTCTGCCTCCGATTATGACTATACTCTGACTGGGGCCGGAGATAGATTTACAATCCTCAATGTCTACAATGACAGCACTAATCAGAAATACTTTCTGAATCAAATGAATTATAAGCAGATGAAACTGCTGTTAGGACTTGATAACACAGACTCCTCTGCTCCAGTAAGGTACGCTTTTGAGGGAGAGAACGCTTCTAATGATCCTACCGTTCTGATGTGGCCTGTACCTGATGGAATCTACTCTATTGATTTCAATATCGTACTTCCTCAAGCAGATTTGTCCTCCTCATCTACAGTAATTAAGGTGCCTGAGTACCCCGTAATTCTTGGAGCTTACGCTAAGGCTCTGGAGGAACGTGGAGAGGATATGGGCATCACTGCTCAATCCGCTTGGGCTGATTACAATAAAGCGTTAGCATACGCAATCCTCCAAGACGCTGCCAAGGTTCCTGATGAAACTGACTGGTATGTGATGTAATGACTACTAAGGCTATTACCTTTCCATTAAATCCTTTAGCTCCGTTGGGTTTAAACTCTCAGTCCCAAGGAACTATACTTGAGCCGGGATGGGCTAGGATTGCTAATAATTTTATCTATGGTTCTACAGGAGAGTTAGAGGTCAGGGAAGGTTCCCAATACTTGCACACCACCGCTTTCTCTACCCTTGGAACAGACATTGTTCTGAGAGATATGTATGACTATGTTGATCCCTCTACAGGAACTTCCTACATTGTGGGGACCATACACACTGGAGGAGCGTCAAGTCCCACAGGAAAGAAACTGTTTCAGATTACTTCTGGGGTTGTTTCGAACATATCTTCTACGGCCCATACTGGCAGTTACTATATCCCCAATCAGTTTACCACCTTCAATGGTAAATGTATTGGTTTGGCTGGGGGCTATTTTATTGTTAAGTCTGGTTCTGGTAATTTTGCAGATGTGTCTCTTATCGGCACAGCACAGCCATCGACTGCCTCATACGCAATGCTGTCTGCTTTCGGTAGGTTGTGGGCTATTGATGGAGATGACCTAAAATATAGTGACCTGTTAGATGAGACTGCGTGGAATAGCTCTTATGACCTCTCTGAATATTGGGGCACAGGAGATGATACAGGCACGGCCTTAGCAGAGTTTAACGGACACTTAGTTGTATTCGGAAAGAACAACATCTTAGTTTATGATGCCTCACAAGGTCCGGATAGTCTAGTAAAGGTAGAGACCATCTCTGGTGTAGGTTGTATAGCTAGAGACAGCGTTCAAAGGGTTGGGGATGACATATGGTTCCTATCTCATGGGGGATTAATGTCTCTGAGTCGAACAATTATCCAGAAGTCAATGCCTGTCAATGCTATATCTAAGAATGTAAATGATGCAATTATAGACGCAATAGAACTTATTGTAGCTACCCCCTCTAACTTAATAAACACAGGAATAATTAATGGGACTTACTGCCCATTAAAAAATCTTTATATTCTTGCAATTGATACAGATGGTTCCGGAAACTCTAGCGGCGGTATTTATGCTTTTGACACTCGAACAAGGTTTGAGGACGGCTCTTACCGGGTGACTACTTGGAGTGGATCATTTTCAACCTCTTGTTTGGAGAGGGGTACAGGAAGGCTGCTGCTAGGAGGCACAAGAGTTGTAGCTGGAACATATACTGCTGGGGTGATGTACTACGGGGGATACGGAGGAGATTACAGAGTATATTCTGTGGGAACTGGAGGAACAGCCACATCTTTTGACTTAGCTACTCCGTGGCTTGATCTTAGTTTTATTGATTCAGGGTTGTCTACTAGGACTAAAATACTCAAAACTTTATCTGCCCTTATTTATTGTGATGATTCAATCACAGAGTCGGGAACTCCACTTATATACTTACAGTGGGCCACGGACTTTAGCAACAATGATTCGGCAAGTTTGTGGACAGAGAAAACGTCATTTACTGCCCTCGACATAGACTCTTATAGTAAGTATAGAACCCCCACTAACGGAAGTGGTAAGTATATATCTTTTTCTATTCTCGGAACAGGAATACTTAACTTAGTAAGACTTAATAGCTTAAATGTCCAATTAAAGATTGGAAAGGATGTTGTCTAATGGCTAGTGCATTTGGATATAGAGGATATAATCCATCCACCTCTTCTGGAGTCTCTCGAACTTCTGGAAACTCCCCTGAACAGACCTACAATACGTTTCTACTTAGCGATCTAAATAAGGGAGATATAAACGGTCAAACCTTCGGAGGATTCTGGAATAAGTATGGGCAACA